TCTCAAGGAATTAAAGAAAATATAAAAAGACAATTAAGAAAATATTCTGTAACTGGAATTGTGCCTGAGATATTAGATTTGAAATATCTCTATATTGTCACTGATAGTAAGGTCTATTATAACTCAAGAGAAATTACAGATGTTGCTGCAGTTTCTACAACAATTCAAAACAATATTCAAGCATATGCAGATTCCTCTGAGTTGAATAAATATGGTACGAGATTCAAATATAGTAAGTTTTTAGGAATTATTGATCAGAGTCATCAGTCAATCACCTCTAATTTAACTTCTATACAAATGAGGAGAGATTTGAGACTTGCGACTAATCAATTTGCAGAGTATGCAATCGATTTTGGTAATCATATGCACGTTCAATCTTTAAGTGGTTACAACATAAAATCGAGTCCTTTTAGAGTGCTAGATATAACAGATGATGTTTATCTTTTTGACGAACCCAATGATACAAAAACTGGAATAATATCATTATATTCTTTGCAGGCACCAGGATCAACAACTCCTGTGGTAAGACGAAGAAATGTTGGTGCAATTGATTACATGACAGGACGCATAACTTTAAATCCAATCAACATTACATCCGGTAAAGATAAAGATGGACTACAAATCATGGAAATATTTGCAGTTCCACATTCAAATGATGTAATTGGTTTACAAGATCTTTATTTACAATTAGATAGTTCCAATGTTCAAATGATTGTTGATGATATTTCTTCTGGTTCTGATCCCTCAGGTTCAACATATAGAAGTTCATCAAGCTATGTCAATGTTAATAATAACCCATATTAATAAATTTTTGTAAGAGAATCAAATGCCAAAAAATACCGTAAAAATTCGCCACCTAGTTGGGAGTCAATTAGCATCATATATTAAAGATGAATTTCCTCTAATTGATGAATTTTTCCAGCAGTATTATAATGGTTTAGATTTTCAGGGTGGAACTTTAGATTTAATCAATAATATTGATTCTTACTTAAAATTAAGTGAGAATGCTAATACTGTCAGTGAATCTCAATTAGCAGCTGATATTGATGATACTCAAAATTTTATTGATGTTTATAATGCAGATGGATTTCCAGAACAATTAGGAATTGTCCAAATAGATGATGAAATTATTGTATACCAAATAAGAGTCGGTAATAGACTCTTATTTTGCCAAAGAGGATTTACTGGTGTATCTTCTTTTGATAAATCTAATGATTCTGAAGAACTAACATTTAGTGAAACTTCAGCAGATAGTCATAAATTTCAAACTCCTGTAAAAAATCTCAGCGTTTTATTTTTACAAGAGTTTTTAAGAAGAGTAAAAGGTCAACTATTACCTGGACTCCAAACAGAAAAGTTAACTGATAATTTAAATCAAGCTCAATTTATAAGACAGTCTCGTGATTTATATTCTACAAGAGGAACGGAGTCTTCCTTTAAAATTTTATTTAAAGCATTATATAATGATGAGATAGAATTAATAAGACCTCAAGATAATTTAATTAGTCCCTCAAATGCACAATATCGATTAACAAGAGATTTAATTGTAGAAGCACAAGAGGGTAACCCAGAAAATTTACTCAATGCTACTTTATTCCAGGATCCAACTGGTTCAATTAATAGGGCATATGCTCCAATATCTAACGTTGAGAAAGTTTATGTTGGTGTTCTTACTAATTCTTATTATAAAGTAAGTTTAGATAGTTCATTCAGTGGATTTGATGGAGCATCAAATCTTTTATATGGAGATTTCAGTGTTCATGCTAAGACATCTGCAATAGATTCTGTTGGCGTGGGACAAACTTATATTGATGTTGATTCAACAATAGGATTTGAAGATTCTGGTTCTCTCTTAGTTAAATTTGAAGATGGAACCAGTGGTATAGTAACATATACAGATAAGGTTAATACTCAATTTTTAGGTATCAGTACAAGTGGTATTACGAGGGCAATTCCAGATAAAACTATTATTGACCAAAATGTATTTGCATATGGATATGATCCAGAGACCCAAGAGGATGATGGAATTAAAGTAAAAATTAGATCAGTTTTACGTGATCTCCAAAATCCAACAAATGCATATTATCAATTAGAGAATACAAAAATTAAAATTAAATCTTTGGGAAAAATTCCCTCAGGTTTAAAGTCAAATAATTGGTTCTTTAATACTGCACAGTATTATGATATAGAATCTTTAACTTTAGAGGATGCTAATAACGATATCTATAAGTTAACAACCAAAGACGATCATGTTTTTAGAATAGGTGATCTTATAGAGTTGACGGATCTTAGTAATTTAAAATCACCTAATGATTTAGTTGTTACTGATGTCTTTAGTACAAAGCAACTTCTGATAAGAGGAAGTGGAGTTGGTGATGTAACACGGCAGGTGAAAGCATCAAAGAGAATATCAAAATTCAAATCTGATTTATACTCAAATGTATCCACATATAATGCGAATGTTAATAATGTATATGTTAAGGATGATAAGGTCTTAATTTCAACTAATTCTTTACCATCTTATTTGGATTCTAAAGTAAATCCCAGAAATCAAAGATTCTTTATTAGTGGAACGTATCGTTTAGGTGACGAAACTATTAAACTCACCGATGGTATTGACCATAATTTCTTTACTGGAGATATTATCTATTATACCCCAGAAAAAGTTACCACAGAAATTACTCAACCAGATGGTAATGTAATTACTAGTGAACGAATTAATAGTTCTCTTTTTACAGAGGGCAGATATATTGTACAAAGAATTGATGAAAATAATATTAAAATTGCAAAAAGTGCATCAAATTTGTATGCCGGTAAATTTGAATCTATAACTCCACCTGGCGGTGCTGATTCTACTGTAATTACTAGTAATATTGTAGAAAGAGCAGATATTAAGGGAAGAGATCTTAGTGCACCTAGATTATACAGAGAAATATCTACTCCAGTAACAGATTCTTTTACTACTCAAAATAATTTAAAATATTCTGGTATTTTTATTAATGGAGTTGAAATATTAAATTATAAATCAAACGATTTCATTTATCATGGAAGATTAAACTCTATTGAGGTAACTTCTGGTGGATTGAACTATGATGTAGTAAATCCTCCTATTGTTCATATTGAAGATTCTGTTGGATCAGGTGCAACCGGTGTTTGTGCTGTTAGTGGTAGTCTTAAAGAAATTAGAATTGTAGATCCAGGTTTTGATTATGTAGAGACTCCAAAAATAAAAATTACTGGTGGTAATGGGGTAGGTGCCAAAGCTGAAGCAAATATGGTTTCAGTTCATAATGAAATTTCTTTCAATGCTGCAGGAATTTCAACCACCGCAACTGGAATAGGAGACGTTGGTATCGGAACAACAGTTTCTGTCATTGGGTTTACAACTCACCATAGATTTAAAAA